ATCAACTTTAACTGCTTTTAATTCTGCTTCTTCTAGTGGTTCTACAGATTCTTCAGCTGGCATTTCCATGCCCATGTCGCCGTTGTCTTCTTCATCTGACTCTTCATCAGCTGGTTCTTCGTCTTTATTACCAACTAACTCGTTAAACTTTGCTTTAAGATCTTCAAGTGCTTGTTCGATGTCGTTGACTTCTTTCTTCATGTCTTCAACTTCTTCTTCATGCTCTTCGTCTTCTTTAGCATCGTCGTCGTCGTCTTCGTCGTCGTCTTCGTTAGTTTGTTCGTAATCAATTTCTTCAGCATCTTCTTCAGCTTTTTGCTTTAGTTCTGCTTTAAGATCTTCTTCTTGATCACCAGTACCGCCTACAGTTTCTTCAACTGCTTCTTCTTCTGAATCAGCCGCTTCTTCAACTGCTTCTTCTGATGATTCTTCTTCTGTTACTGTGTCATTTTCTTGTGAATTAACGATTTCTTCGTGAATTTCTCTAGCCTTTTCTACGATTGTGTCGTGTAAAAGTTCTTGAGCTTTGTCTTGTTCGCCGTTCACTAGAAACTCTAACACTTGCTCTAGTTTTGAACTCATTTGTGACATTGTGTAATCTCCTTATACGATTTCTCGCGAAATAATCATATTGTTATAGTGTTATTTACACTAAAACAAGGAAATCCCGGTAAATCGGGTGGAAAACGAGTGATTTTTTAAACATTTTCAAAAAAGTATGTTTTTAATAGAAATTTTTACGCTATTTCTACAGGTGTACCATACATTTTTGCAACAAATTCTTTATTGTCTTCTTGATCTTTTCTCCTAATTTCTCTAACTTTTCTTAGTTTATTAAGATGTCTAAGAGTCAAGCGGGTTTTTCTTGAACTGCCAATATCAGCTCTATGATACTTGTCATGCTCTGGAAAATATGCTTCTTTTAATTCGTTGTATCTCATAACACTTGTATTTATATGTTTAATTATTTTTTACAATCAAAAAGGACGTTTTTATCTAATAATATATGTAGAGAATCTATTTGTTTGAGAATAATGTCAAAAACTTCTGTTTTTGTCCATTGCACTATTCATTCTCGCCGGAAGTATTTTGATTTTGCTCAGAACCCGATATTGGGGATTCTTCTCCGCCTGGTTCTGGTGGGTTTGTATCACCGCCAGTGAACCCAGATGATGGCATTGGCGCCGCTCCTACAGAACCTAGTCCTTCACCTTGTGACATTTCACCAGGCATAGAGTTTTTGTTTTCTTCTGCCCACAGTCTTTCGTTATCATAAATCTCTTCTTCAGTAAGTTTTAAGAAACGCTTCATAGCAAAACGTTTACTCATATGAGGAATTTGATTTACTTGGTTCCAAATTTGTACATGTTGCGAATCAAGTTCAATTTGTCTATACTTGCCAAAGTTTTGTGGCTCATTAAACTGTAATTCAAATGACCCTGAATCAATCTCAATGCCTCTGTGTTTTAAGAACATTTTAAATTCATGATCAACAGCTGGCTGTAAAAACGTCTGTAGTCTTTTACAGAATTTTGTAAATCTATACTCTTGAATATATGCTGTGCCAACTCTTCCATCTGTGAATGCAGTCTGTGGATCATTTGGTGAACTTGGCATATATGCACTTGGTATTCTCAAACCTTTCATTAGTTTGTCATTAAAGTATCTCAAGTCATCAATTTCACCTAAGTTAGTACCGCCCGGCAATGTTTCAACTTTAGAGCCTCTGCCTTCAGCCGTTTGTGCAAAGAAATAATCTTCTATCATTGATAATGGATTATAAGTAGCATCCATTATGTTTGTTCCGCCGCCTGACTGTGATGGAATACGTCTTTGATGAATTTCATTTTTTACTCTTTCAATAAAACCCATTGCTTTTGAAGTTGGCATGTTGCCTACGTCAATGTAGAACACACGTCTTTCAGGTGCTCTTTGTACACGATAAATGATAATAGAATCTTCAAGTAATTCTTTTTGTTTAAAGGTTTTAAAAACTGGTTCTAAAATAGATAAACCAAAAGGCCAAAATCTATCCATGCCTTCTGTCATACTCAAATGTATAACATGACTTGCATCAATTGGATACACAGTTGCATCTCTTTGAAATCTTGAACCATATCCGCCAGGTAGGTTTGACGTTGTTGCACCTCTTGGTTGATATGCTCTGTTTGATCCCATGCCACCTACTGGAAATGGTGTGGAACTTGCATAACCTAATTGTGTATTAAATTTTGAATATGAGTCTGATGTTAGATTTAAATTTTTAATGTTTAGATCCAAGTTTCTAATAAAATATGCTTCGGGTTTTTTTCCTTTACCTTCGTTGACTACAATTTTGTCAACAAACCCTGGATCGACCCAATACCATTTATATGTTTGTGGATCACGAACAAACATCTGATCACCGTACTTAATTGTGTTTCTAAACATTTTGAAAGCACGTTTGTTCCAATCATTTATTTTGTTCCACTGCTGTAATGCATTTGTTAAAATCTGTGTTTCAGTATCTGTTGGTTCATCTTTATAGAATATAGTCCACGGCGATTGTGTTTTTTCGTCTACTTGTGTACAGAATTCTGCAATAGTATCTAGTGCTGAATTGATTTCAGTATCTAGATCCATCATGTCATATTGATAATATCTTTCAATTCTGTTTGGCTGTCCTGCATACACTTCAGGTAACCATGTGTTGTATCTAGCATGGCCCGTATTTCCGGTGTTTTGCACACCAACCGAGCCCATTGGACTCTTGATGCCTTGTGTAGTATCGTATTCTTTAAAGTATTTTTTCCAACTCATAATATTATTTATTTTAAACCTTTTTTAAAATACTAACAGAATTAAACTCCAGTGTCAACCTTATTATAATTATGATGCTTGGCTAGATGTGAGTTCATAGTGTCTGTCTGTTGTTGTTGCTGTTTTTCCTGTGTTTTTATCAACGTTACGTAAAGCATCAAGCGTTGATTGTAATATTTCTATATGTCTTCTTCGATATTCGCTTTCGGTCATTTCACCTTTTTCAATAAAGCTCTGAGCATCACCAAACATTGGCATTATTCTAATTTTGCTTCTATAAGACCCGCCCATACCATCTGATTGCTGTGTGCCTGCGTTGTTGTTTTGTGTGGACTCGTCGGCAATTGCACCAGGCGCCTTGTATCCTGTGATTGATCCTGAATAATATTCTCCAATTTTACGTTGAACATACTCTTCAATTTCAGCTTCAGTCATTGGTCTTTGTTGTCCATTACGTCCTATTACTGGTGTCATATATGATCTTATGTCTTTGGCAATGCCGGCATCTTGATCTGCCTTGTATCTTTCTGTATCCATTGCATACTGGTTTTTTCCAGATTTACCAGTACCTTGTAGCAGTGCTACCAATGCCGCATTTTTTTGATCAGGATCTTGTGCATTTCTATAAGCATCAACTAACGCATCATATGTTTTTAAAGTTTTGGAAGTGTCACCGCCCGGTAATGCTAGTGCAACACCTCTGGCAATACCTGCTGATACTCCATTAGTTAATGCATTGGTTATTGAATCAACAAGATTGTTGAACATATCTTTAATTTTAGCAGTAAAGTCTGTAACTTTGTTCATTGAGTTTGTAATGAATCCTGATATTTCTGAAAATATTCCACCATCTTTGCTAAGATCGGCTACCATTCTAGTAACTGCATCAATGATTGAATTGAACGCTTTGACATTTGATTCTGTTAAAAACGCCAATGCAAGTTTTTGGAATTGAGCTGACAACATTGTCATTGCATTTGATAACAGTGTTTGTGCTTCTGCTAGTTTGCCCGGTTCCATTGTATTTGCTTCTCTCATCATTTTGACAAAATTATTAGTTTCATCACTTATCAATGCTTGTTGATTAATCAAAGTCAACACAGTTTGAGCCATTCCGTCACCCATGATTGCAAGAGATTGTAATCGTTGTCTTTCTGTGTCACTAACATTTAATATAGTTTTTCTAAAAGTATCTAAACTGTCTGTGACATTACCGTTGCCTATAACTGCATTGTTTAATCCTCGTAGTGCATCTGCCAACTGTGGCGAAGACACTGTTAACTCTCTAAAGGATTCAGAAAATCCCAAATCTCCAAAACCAATACCTTCAGACAACATAGTTGCTAAAGAACCGCCAGCATCTTCTCCAAATGCCGCCAAGCCAGCAAAGGCTGTTTGTGCTGATGCCAATGTTGATTGTCTTATTGATTCCGGTAGCATGTTTAATCTGTTTAAGAATGTGTTACTTGACGATGCTTGAATTACCAACTGTCTAATAACTTCTGCAGATGTTTTTGTTAACTCTGAAAATGCTTGAGTGGTTCTGGCAATTTCCACAGAATGCTGTGCAAGTTTCTGTCCATTGTTTCCAACTTGTAATCCTGCTCTAGCAAACACATCTGCTTGTTCTCCAACAATGGTGCTGATTTCTCCTAGTGACAATGCAAGATAACCTTGTTCTCTTAACAATGCTTGTGTTGACTGAGCCGCGGCAAAAATAGACTGTGTACCAAATGCGTCCATGGCCTTGCTAAATTGCATTGTGAATTCTGCAGCCTGTTCCATTGTCATGCCGGCTCTTGTGGCCTGCATACCAAGAGATGCTATGCCTGATGCCACACCGTTGGTTGAAGAAAAATCAAAAAAACCTGTTCTAAACAACCCGCCTTCAAGTTTTCCTAATCTCATTAAGAACTTGAACGCTGTTGTTACCGCTGTAAGGAAACCTCCAACTGCCGCGGCGCCTATTGACAAGAATTTACTGAATACTCCTAGTTTGCCAACAACTCCTCCAAGCAAACCACCTGCATTCTTGTCTCCAATTTTTTCAGCTAACTTTTCAAGTTTTTCAGAATTACTTTTAGTTGAATCATCAATTGCTTTACGAACTTTTTCTGCTGTTTGGGTTTCTTTTTGTTGCTGTTTGGTTTGTGCTTTTTCTTCTTTGGTTTGCTGTTCTACTGATTTTGCTTGAGCAGTAAGAACTTTTTCCATTCGTGAAAGAACAGTGGCAGTTCTTTTATCTGCTTTTTCAATTTCATTGGTTTTAAAACCTTGTTGTTTGGCCAGCTGAATCAGTGTCTGAATGGACTTGTCCATTGCAAATTCTGGTATTCTTACTGTAGCGCCGTCTAGTTCAATATCTATCATGATAAATAATTAAGTATAGTTTTAATTTCTCCAATAAGTATTCTTACATGAATATTTATGTGATAAATAAAGTACACAGTTAATAAACAAGGAAAAAAAATGTCAGAAACAGCAACTACCAATCCGCTAAAGCAGTTTTATAGATCGCCAAAGCTCTATGTTAAACTGCCTTCTGGTGCAAAATTTAATACTGTTGAAGATGAAGCTCCAACTGGAGAACTTCCTGTGTATCCTATGACAACTAAAGACGAGTTGTTCATGAGGAATCCAGATGCATTACTCAACGGTGACGCTGTGATCAAAATTATTCAAAGTTGTGTACCAAATGTCAAAGACACAAGAAAACTACCAGTGTGTGATATTGACATTTTGATGATTGCAATACGTATGGCAACATACGGTGAAATAATGGAAACAAGAATAACATCACCACACAGCAAACAAGAAGACACTTACGAAATTAACTTAAACAATATTCTTGAAAATGTTGAAGTTATGCCTAGTGAAAATTCAATCACATTATCCAACGGTGTAACAGTTTACGTAAGACCTTTAACATATAGTTCTCAAACAAAATTAAATTTGATTGCATATGACCAAACCAAAGTGTTACAAAGCCTAGGTGAAATTCAAAATAACCCAGAGGTTAGTCAATTTAAAAACATGTTTGTCAAACTAGCAGAAACAAATATGGACCTGTTAGCAGAATGTGTTGTAAAAGTTGTAACACCAGATGGTGAAACTGTAGAAAACAGATCACACATCAAAGAATTTGTTGATAATTTAGATGCTATAAACAGTAAAAAAATTGATAACGAAATTGACAGGCTTAATAAATTTTCAACAGTAACTACTCAAACTTTAGCATGTAAGCAGACAGGAAAAGAATTTACAACTGAAGTCAAATTGGATCCTGCGGATTTTTTCGTAGTTACTTAATAACACACTCGCCGTCTGAGATTGGAGAGTACTTTCATAGATTAGCAGAAGAAAGTTACGAAATAAGAAAACAACTTACTGAAATCTGTTGGTATATGAGAGGCTCTATCAGTTGGGAGCAGGCGTGGGAACTAAGTTTTGAAGACAAGAAAATTATATCAGAGTTTTTGAAAGACAACATGGATAGATTTAAAAATTCTATGACTCCTGTTGTTTAACGAGCTGATAAACTAAACATCATTGCTTCATTTTTAGATTTAAAAGATATGTACGCATCATTGCCATCAAAAAACCAACCCCAGTCTTTTTTGCAATTAGACATACACCAATCAATATGTGAATCTTGTAGTTCAGTTAATCGTATATTAATATCAAACGATTTGTTAAATCCACATGTTTTTGGTATAAGACCATTGTTTTCTAGCCTACAATCTTTAAAATCCCAAGTTGTTTCTGGTTCCATAATATTATTTAATTTAAAAAAAGGTTGACCTTTTTGTTGTTTTACTGCATTATACAAAAACATAGGCAAAATATCAAGGCATTTTTTTAGGCAATATATAGCAACAATGTTTGGTCGAGGATGCTCGACTCACCTTGAGTACATACACAAAGTATGTTCAGATTCTGGTGCGTTGCAAGGGAAGTGTTAACTTAGGCACAAATGATAATGGCTCTGCTAGAGAAAGATATGCAACCATTGTCTTATACATAAACAGCCAATTCTGGATATGTATAAGTCCCGTTGGATGAAGTAGGAATGATAGGGGTACCGGCCAACCGCCTCTTTAGGTTCCGTGAATTGGATGACTGATCTCTGGTAATGAGTAATAAAAACTTATTAACAAAGAAAAGTACTTCGCCCGGCAACGGGTGAAGTATGGCCAAATCTTGGTAATAAGTGCATTATCAAATACAAAACAAAAAAGCTAATACAATTCACATTAATCAAAATGAATAAACATTCGCAAAGATGATAACTATTCCGCAAAGAGATGATGTAAACCATCGCGGAGGTGATATATTTTATTTTGGTAGACATTCTGACTATTTTGTCATATAGTATTAAACATGAGCGGTAGTAAAAGTAAAAACAAAGGTAAGACCTACGAACGTGATGTAGCCAACTTTCTCACAGAGATGTATCAAGAAAGTTTCACAAGAGTACCTCATTCTGGTGCTTATATTGGCGGACAGAATTTTGTTCGTATTGATAATTTATCAGAAGGTCAAACAAGAGGATTCAAAGGTGATATAATTCCACCTGACAGTTTCCCATTGCTTGTAATTGAAGCAAAACACTACGGTGAATTCAGATGGAATCATCTTGCATTGGGTCAAGATGTTAAGCAGTTAGACGATTGGATACAGCAAGCCATTGATAGTTCTGAAGACAAAGACAAATGGCTATTGTGTGTTAAAATTACAAGACAGGGAGAATTTGTGTTATGGGATCCATCTAGATGGTCTAATTTAAACTATAAACAAACATATAAAAAATATCATTATATGGATTATAACACTTTCTGGAAACACAACAAAGATGCAGTCAAACAACAAAGCAACAATAGATAATTTTAGTTTAGTTATAATTGACAATGACACTTTATTAAAAAGTATCAAAGATTATTTCTACCAAAACTTGTTTCATGATTTTGATGATGACAAAATTTTTAATTGTTCTATAAACAATATTAATCAAACATTACAAAAGATTCAAACAGAATATGCAGTAGTCATACAAGAAGGCATATTCTTTTTTGATCATTTGGATAATAACTTTTTAAAAATTATAATTAATAATTTAAAAGATTATGTTTTAATTGGACATGTGCTTGATCGCAAAGACAGGTATTATCAATTACACCCTCAACAGTTTATAATAAATGTAAGCAAATGGAAACAGATTGGATGTCCAGACTTTAATTGCAAAGAGCATGACAATCTATTAACCATACAACGTTCAGCTGAAAATTTTCATGATGATTACACACCGCTATGGATACAAGCAGATAATAGTTTTATGTCTTGCAATAAACTGAAGTTTGGTGGATTAGTTATCAGTGAGTTTTTGAAAAATAATTTTAAAGTTAGACCTTTTAACACAGATGAAAGACATGTTAAAAAATTTGTTTACTATGAATTACAAGAACAAATAGCTCATTTACTTTCTTACGAACGTCTACATCCAAAATCATTTTACTATGCTAAAACTACTAGAAATTCTAAAAAACTGTTTAATCAGACAGCATCACATTATATTTCAGTTGCCAATGCTGTGGAAAGTTTGTATAAAATAAAAGACATTTACCAAAACATAAAAAGCATAGATTTTTATGATATATCAATTACTGCATTGATTTTTACAGAACACTTTATTAACAGTTTTGAAAATGATTATAAAAAGTTTGTAAATGATTTTGATAACATGGGCGCCAGACCATGGACTACATTAGATTTATCAAATGAAGATTACTACCAATTAGATAGTTATAAAGATGTCGAAACTATTAAACCAGTGTTAGATCATATAAGAAATAATGATGTAAAAATTAATTATTGTTATGGAGATATTACCAGAACTTCTATAATTGAAAAAATTAACAATTCAACTGTTATGTATATTAGTAATGCATTTAATTACGAACATAATTTTATTCGCACAGAAGAAAAATCATTCTGGATTCACAAAGTAAAATCTAATAATAATATAAAGAAAATTTTATTTTAATCTTAACAAATAAATTAATTGATTGCACTCTTGCACAATTTCGTCTACAATATTTTGAATATCACCATAAGAGATAGTTTCTTTGTATTCGGCATAGTTGTCTCTAATATCTTCTACAGATTCAATAATGTCAGCACTGTTTGTGTAATTAACTAATTCCACACTGCCTTGGTCTACTGGAAGAGAATCTGTTCTTCCCATCATTGATTCAACTAAACTGTCAACTAACGGTCTTAATTTTTGTTCAAAACCATCAAGTGCCTGGTGCTCAGCATAACCTTTTGTTTGCCAGTGCCAGTATTTTATTTGATTAAGATATTCTAAAGTATACCTTATTAGTTGCTCAAATTTCATTGTTTGCTCCATTTTTGTTATTTATTATTAACTAGTGATATTTATGCCATCCTTTTTCTAGCATAGGTAAAAATGTTTTTTTATCTTTTTTACCGTGTGCAATGATATGTAATCTTGATTCTGAACTACGATTCCAAACAGCATGAGGCTGTCCTATGTCAATTAAAAATGCACTACCGTTTGTAAAAGGAATAGTACCCCAATTTTTATATCTAAATTCACATTTTTCTGGATTGTATATTGAAATATTAACAGGATTTAAACATCTTTCCTGATCATCTTGATGAGGGAGTATATAACCCCCAGGCTCGACCCACATAAATCTCAATCTTTTATAACTTTTGTAAGGAAATGTATTTTCAAAAAAATGCTTTGTAATAGGACATTGATCAGCAACCCAAGTCCATTTATACTCTGGTTCTTGTTTAAATTTACCGTTATAATACATCCAATCATTTGTGTGTTCGGCATCTATACCGTGTATGCAAATACTTTTCCAAGTACCGCCACCTTCGTGTTCTCTGTGAACTACGCATTTGTCTTTTATAGCAAGTGCTTCTTTATAAATGTCTTGCCATGGAATATCTAAATCTAGTTTAACATAAGGTACAGTAGTATCTTCAGCTAGCCATTCCCATATATCTTTTCCATTGTAATCACATGCAAAATGTTCTTCAAGATCTTTCATGTAACTATTTATTAGTGTGTAGATACTACTTCTAAGTCTTCAGATATTGAAGTGAATCCGTTTTCTTTTACAACGTTCATAATAGAATTAACTCTACCAGTTAATTCGTCTTTGTGTGAAATAAGGAATATATTTTTATCACGTTCTCTGGTCATTTTTTTCAAAATAGACATACTGGATTCAACACCTTGTGTGTCCATACCAGAATCAATTAGTTCATCGATAAACATCAAGTTAATTGGTTTGCTTGTTGACTCAAATATATCTCTAAATGCCCAACTTAATCCGAGTATGAGTCTGTTACGTTCACCTCTACTTAAATTATCAAAATCAAGTTCTCTACCAAGTTCTGTGATTTCCACAGACAAGTCCGATTTAAATATCACTTCATGCGGCAAATATAATAGTTCAAGATAATGATTTAGTCTTGAATTTAAGTACACTAAATTTTGATCAATGATTTTCTTTCTAATAAAACTGTCTTTTGATGTTAATAGTCTATATAAAAACTCTTGATGTTCCTTTAATTTAGTTAAATTGTTTAGTAAATCATATTCGATCTTTTCAATGTTTTGATTTTGTAATGTATCAATTTGTTCAATGTGTGGATTTTCTTGTTCAGAAATTAATACAAGTTCATTTTTTAAATTTTCAAGATTCTGTCTATGTTGATATGCTTGATCAACATCAAGATAAAAGCACTGTGGTTTTTCACCTAGTGTGCCAATTGACTCTAATGTTTTTGTGTGCTCTTGGTGTTGTGTATCATTAGAAAGTATTTGTTGTGTTGCTTCTTGTTTTTGTTCTTTTTTATTATCAAGTATTTCTTCTTGCTTAGAATCATGTATTTCTTGACCACAAGCATAACACTGATGGGCTTCAAGTGATTGAATTTCTTTGTTTAATTTTTCAATTAAGCGATTTTGCTTTTCTGTGTCACGAGTAATACTTTCAAGCCATTTAGTTGCTTCGTTTATTGCCGCAGAACTTTCTTTCCACTTGTCAAGACTTTTATGATTTTCAATTTCTTGATCAACATTAATATTTTCTAATTCTTTAATAGCATTGGTTATTGTAGTAACTTTTTTACTTTGTTCGTCTACCCATGCAGTGCTTTTAATTTTAAATCTTCTAATAGTTTCTTCTATTTTTTCATTGCTAGATTTAACTGCTTGAATTCTTAATTCTTCTTCTTTGATATCATTTTTTGTTTGTGTTATTTGATCTTTTAACAGTTGTGCTTTGGTTGACAATCTAGTGATACCCAATAATTCTTCAATAACATCTCTTTGCTCATTTGCTTTCATGCTTAAAAACGGCAAGTTGTATGTATTAAGTGCTACAATTTGTTTGAATAAAGCCAATGACATACCAAACACTTTATGAATTTCTTCTTGTGTTAATCTATTTTCGCCTTGTGCTTCGTCTGTGTCTTTTTCGTTAACAACTTCATCGTCGCAAAAAAACCTAAAATAATTAGGCTTACGTCCTCGTTCAATTTTGTATGTTTTACCATCAACTTCAAACTCACACGATACACTCATGTTTTTTTGATTAGTTTTATTAATAAGATTATCTCTTTTGATATTTGTTAACGCATCTCCAAACAAACAAAAACTCAAAGCATTAAGCAATGTTGTTTTCCCGGTACCATTTCGTGATCCTTCGCCGCCTAGATCTAAATTGTTACCAAGTATTAGTGTTAATCCTGGATGATTCAAGTTTATAGCTTGAGTGGCATTACCAATACTTTGAAAGTTTTTGATTGTGAGATTTTTTAATATTATCATAGCCTATTATAAATTTCCATTAAGATATGATTATCAAAAGATTCTGATTCAATTTTTGCTAGTTGATCTAATACAATTTCATCAACACTCTGAAATTTAATTTCGCCTTGGAATTCAATTTCATCTTCTGCTTGTTTGTGAGGTAGTAAACTAATTTCTCTTAAATTATATTGTTGTTGTAACTGTTCTTTAATAAAGTTTGCTTCTTCATAAGTTACATCAACATCAATTTTAACACGCACATGGCACTCAGTGTCTAAGAATGTGTCTGGGTCTCTTAAGAGATCACTTAAATTCATTACTCTGTATTTTGGCCCATCTTTCCATATTTTAAACTGTGGTTCTTTGTCCCACTCTAAAAACATGCAACCTCTATCATTATCCCAAGCATCAGCATAGTTGTGTGCAAATGGATTACCAATATAACTGATATTACCTTTATGCTGTCTCTTGTGAAAGTGACCAGAAAAGACTCTTTCAATATGACTAAAATGATCTGCTTGTATTTCACCATGGTCGGGCATTTCAACCATAGCATTCATTTTAAAGTTTGGCAATTCAAAATGACCAAACATATATTTGCATTTAATTTTTTGAATTTTTTTCCATTCGTTACCAACTAGCCATGGCACAATAGCAACATTGTCTTTGACAAGTATTTCATTAACCACTTCAATTTTTGGAATTTCGTTTGCAAAAATTACAGAGGATATTTCTCGTTTGTCTCTGTAAAATAAATCATGATTACCTGTAATAAAATAAACCTTTTCAAAGTTTTCACTTAATCTTTTTAAATTAGATATTGAATAATTTAATGTACTAATATTAATTGAAGAGCGATGATGATGCCAGTCTCCTAGAAATATACAAGTTTCTGCACCAAATTCCTTTGATTCTTCTATAAACCACTTTACAAAATTCTCACAGTCATTGTTATGCTGTCTTGAATTGTTTTTTAAGCCAAAATGTATATCTGTAAAGCAGGCGGCTTTTTTAAACATATTTTTTTCCAGTAATTAACTATTCTAATTATATGTTAAAAGAAACAAAAAGTCAAGACTTTTTGGAAGCCATTTCGTTTTCTAATTGTCTTGTGTAAGATGGACTTAATCCATTTTTTTCTAAAATATCATCTCGTAGATTTTGATGCTTTTTTTCTACATTTAAAATTCTAGTAAAAGAATTAGTAATAGCCGCAGTGTAATAAGCAAACGGATTAGCACTTTTTGATTCATCAAATTGTAAACCAATCTGTGAAAGTTGTACTAATGCTTGTCCTCGCATTTCATCATTGTAAGTATATCCTCTCCAGTTGGATCTAGTACCATATCTTTCACAAAGCTTCATAAACATTAATCCAAGTTTGTTAGTCATTTTTCCGTGTTCTAAACTAAATTGATTATGACCAGCATGATGACTTTTACCTACTTCTTCCCATTCTCCATTATCGTTAATAATATAATGCTTAAATGGAATAAAGTTTAATTTAACTTTAGTATCTGCGACTGTTTTTGGATTTGATTTACGATCTGGATCATCTGGGATATGATCCCATGTTATCACTCTTATAACAATATCTGTATCTTTAATCTCTTTTAATTTAATTTCGTGTTCTGAAATTTCTTTTCTTTTTAAGCCTAATTCATCAACTTTGAGTTGTGTGAGTCTAGCCGCTCTGTTTTTACGTGCTTCAAGGATTTTAGCCTTGGTTATCTTTTCAATAGGATCATGCACAATAAGATCATAATCAGCATACTTTTTATCCGTAAAATAACAGAAACTGCTTTTGCTTTTGTGTATCTCTTTTAAAATGTCTTTGTTGTTTAAATAATTTATTCTTGCCATAGTGTTAATATAATAGGTTGTGTCATAAAAGTCAACCACTTTGCTAAATTAAATACTACTTTTATAACTATACTAAATATTTATATGACAATTAATCAAGACTTCAGAGCAAAATTACAAGCAAAGCCCGGGGCTAAACAAGAAGTATACGGTGGCGGCAGTAAAGATTATAGAAAAAATTTACTGGCTCCAATAGCCTATACCAACGGTTTGGTGTTTCCTTATACTCCAGCAATACAGGTTGCTCATGCTCAAGTTGATTATTCACAGTACAGTTTACCACAGACTAACTTTGATTACATGGCATTTGTGAGAAGAGCTTCTCCTACAATGTCTGTTACTGCACCATTTACAGCAAATAACATGGAAGAAGCAAGATATATGCTGGCTACTATACATTTTTTAAGATCAGTAACAATGACATATTTTGGCATTGAAAACAGAGAAAGAAGAGGAACACCGCCACCAGTATTACTGTTCAGTGCTTACGGTCCTTACATGTTTGAAAGAATTCCGGTAATTATTAGAACAGTATCTTTTGGTTTAGAACAAGATGTTGATTACATTCCAGCTGGCTTCATGCCAAACGATTTGCCTATGAGCAATGATGAAAAAAGATTACAGGAATTGGCTGTAATTGATACTAGTATTGACAATGATTATGGAGTAGCAGAATTAGAAGAAAGAAAAAAATTAAAAGAAAAAGTCAAAGGCAATATAAAAAGTATTGAACAAGCAGTAGCCAAAAGTTATGTGCCTGCGGTATTAAACATTTTTATAGACTTAGTGTATGCACCAACACCGTCAACTGTAAGAAACGGTTTTAATCTTGATAAATTCAGAGATGGAAGCTGGCTTAAAGGTGGAAACAAGGACGGATCAAAAGGATTTATTTAATGGCAACAGAAGATTCACAATACGCTAGTACACCAATTGTTAATGATTATTTAGACATTTTAAATATGCCTAGCATACCAAAAAGGTCTGATGACGAATACTACACAATAGAAAACAAATATCATCAAAGACCAGATTTACTTGCATATAAACTATACGGTACAACCAGATTATGGTGGGTTTTTATAGTAAGAAATATAGATCTGTTTGAAGACCCAATTGAAGATTTTACAGCCGGCACAATAATAAGATTACCTAATTATGATGCAATAGCCGGCCAAAGGTAATTACTATGGCAACAGCGGCAGATAGAAAAAAATGGCGCCACGGCAAAGGTGGCAACGCAAAAAATAGCAGTATTACTGTTAATCCAGAAAACAATATCACACAAGATTTAGCTACAGAAAACATCGATAAAGTTGTAACTGGAGTAAGTAGCGAAGTGTATGTACCAATTGGTACAGTGTCTAGTGCTCGTATGCCTAAGGATTTTGGCTCAGTTAAAGCAGGCTATGAAACAAATGCATTAGATGTAATAGGCGATACAAATTATCTCCTCAATATCAATGGCACAGCTGATAAACTTAATAATGCCATGGAAATACAAGATGCAAAGTTTAATTTAAAAAGCAACGATACAACAGCAAATGTTGAAACAACAACTGCAAAAGTAGAAGCTGAAACCAATGCAGACAATACCCAAAAAAGTCAAACAACCGATACTAGTAACAGTGCTGGCAAAAAAGACACAACCGAAGTTAAAAACAACGATACCACAGTTAAAAGAGAACCAATACCTAGAGAAACAAGTACCGAAAAATTGCAGGCTGGATTAGATCTGTTCAATGATGCTAATTGGGATCAAAATATTTTACATGACTATGAATCAGTAACTTATGATATTACGTTAGCTATTGCAAATAAATCATTTACTAAAAAGTTTTTTGATCGCGAAGCACACTTGTCATATGGATATGCAACAGACAGCGAGTTTTTTGAAACTGATAATAGTTATTCATCTAACAATCTGTTAAAAACATATGATCCAGGAAACACAGACGACAGAGTTTACATTATTGCCAGATCTGCAGAAACTATTACAACAATTACTAGTTTTGAATTTGAGAATGTGTTAGGATTAACTAGAGCAGATCGTGTTAATACTGCTTTTAAATTTAACATGTCGATAACTCAACCACAATCAACAAACTTAATTAAACAAATTTTTTTAGCATCGCAAGAATTAGGTATTGAGAGATACCAAGTACATCCGTTTTTTATTCAAGTTTATCTAAAAGGTAGAAAAAAAGATGGAAGTTTAGTGGGGGACTATAATCCTCATGCCTCGGGTGCAGATGCTGGTGGCAACTTGAGAAATGCCGGAGCAATGAGTGCCTCAGGTCAAGAAATACCGGGTACCAGAAGACTGTATGCTGTTTTTATTAAAAACATGCAATACAAAGTAGATGTTGGCGGAGCAGTTTATCAACTTGAAGGAAATCGTTATGGTGATCTAGCCAGAGCCGATGACCATGCATTAGTTAGTGATATTAGAATTCCACAAATAAAAGATTTTAAAGATTTTACTAAAAAATTTACATCAGCTATATTTGAGCAACAAAAACACGAATTAGGATTAACCAAATACCTAATGGACAAATACGAAGTTATAGTGCTAGGCGAAGACAGCAAAGAAATTGACGAAGTTCTTAAATCAAGAATTATAACAGATGTTGAAAACAAAGGATTAATTTTAAACACAGATTTAGATAGCAATAATATAACTACAGAAATTGATTATGATGCTAGTATTACTGAAGTCATTGAGAAACACTTAACAAGAACTGAATATTTTGTTACTAAAATAAAAGGAGTTAAAGAAAGTTTATCAGAAATCAACAATTTAGATAAAGATGACCTCGAAAAATGGGACGAAATTGAAGTAGGAAAAAAAGCATTCACGATAACTCCTCTAGCAATACCTTTGAAATTTGATCCGTTGCGTAATGACTATCAAAGAAAATTAGTTTATGTCATTTATATTAGCAGTTGGACCAGCATACAATCTGGTATTTTACAAGAGTACAATGCACCGCCACAAAGACATAAAAAAAGAGTCAGTGAGATGATGCAAAATGCATCACTGACTAAAAAATACAGTTATCATTATTCTGGTGATAATATTGATGTTATGGATTTTGACTTGACATATAATTTTCAATATGTGTTTCCATATGACCAATTACATGGAATATTTAAAAACTTACCAGATGCTTTGAGAGATAGAATTATTAAATCAGCTAACGATTTTAGTAAACACGAAAAAGCAAAAAACGAAATGAAAGTTGACTTTGATAAAATGGCAGAAGATGGAAACATTAGTCAAAGCGAGAATAGACAAATACTTGAAGCAAGAAGATTTTTCTTAAATCAATATACTGAAGTTTTACAGGACGGCGCAGTAGAACCAGACAGCGAAACTTTACAAGCATATAAATCGCTAGTATCGTCTTTTAACAATGATATATTAGAATTTAATAAGTCAGTTCAAACTTCCGGAAGACAACTACTAGAACTACAACCATATAAAAGTACATCTGACAATTTACAATCAAACAGAACTAATTCACCTACTCGTATTAACATTACCGGTAACAAATGGCGACTGGCAGAAACATTAAAAGAACTATCTGATAAAAGTTCAGAAACTTTTGGAAAAGCCATAGGAGCTCAATTTTATTCAAGAACAATGGATCAAGCAGGCGGTACTACAGATGTAGGAACAGGCGAAAATGCAGAAGCACAACGAGTCATTGAAAATGCGTTCGCTGGTGGACCTAGTGTAGATTTAATGAATGTTACGATGGATATTATAGGAGATCCATACTGGGTGCCAAAACCAGAAATTGATCAACTAGATACAGTATTAAAAGATTTAGGTGTATCGGTTGATCCAAAAAGAGAAAACATGGTTTTGTTTCAAACATTATATCCAAAAGAAATAAACCAAGAAACAGGATTTATACCACCAGCGTCAACCCGTACAGATGAGATCTTGACATCTATCTATAGAGTGTATAAAATAGGACATAGTTTTAGTAATGGACAATTTACACAAAGGTTGCACATGCAAAGAGATGCTTTAACAGATTTAAGTTTTGTTACATCAACAAGATCAGTAAGACAAGGTGGATCAGGAAGATAAAAAATGGCAGGTAAAAATATAACATCGTCAAGTAATTATAAAGCACAAAGAGACGGTTTGAGTAAATCGCGTGATATCACAACTATCAAAATAGCCGAAGTTATGGATACTACTGACTTGGCAAGATTAGGTAGATTAAGAGTTCATCTTATTGGGTCTGATACTCCTAGAACCGATTCAACTACATGGAAAAGTGTTATATGGACTTCTCCATTTGCTGGGGCAACAAATCCATCTACATTAAGAAAAGGCGGAGATGCTGAAAACAGTTATTCAGGAACACAAAATTCATATGGTATGTGGATGGTGCCACCCGATGTAGGCAATCTAGTTGCTGTAGCGTTTGTTGACGGTAACAGTAACTTTGGTGTGTTTATTGGTTGTTTAATTCAGCCAGGGGTTAACCACATGATGCCAGCTATTGCAAAAGGTACAACATTTGGTGAAGAATCTCCGATATTACCAGTTGCTGAAGTTAACAGAGTAAGTAGTGAAGCTCAGCTATCAGATATATTTGATATCAAAGCTCACACAGAAAAAGGACAACCCATTGACCGCGTCAAGCGTCCAGCACACGGCCCGCACTATCAAGGACTGATCAACCAAGGTCTTGAAAATGATGCAATAAGAGGACTATCAGATTCATCTGCTAGAAGAGAATCACCGTCGCAGGTGTTTGGTATATTAACCCCAGGAGGACATCAATTTGTAATGGACGATGCAAGTCAAAAACAAATTAGATTAAGAACAGTAGGTGGAGCTCAAATACTACTAGATGACTCAAATAATACAGTTTATGTAACCAACAGCAATGCCACAGGTTGGGTAGAAATAACTAACAATGGTAAAATTGAAGTGTGGGGTGCAGACTCAATATCAATGAGAACCGAAAATGATTTTAACATTAGAGCTGACAGAGACATTAATATTGAATCAGGTAGACATATTAATATTAAAACAAATAACACAGCAGGAACGTCACAACCTAAGTCAACAAGAGATTTAGGAGATATTAATGGTACTTTGCACATTGATGTTGCAGGTGAATTTAAATTAACTGCTAGAAAAGATATTAGTACATCTACATTAGAAAACACTAATATATTTTCTACTAAAGATTTAAAACTAACTCAATTAGTAACATCACATATCAACAGCGGAGTTAGTCATAGAGAAACTGCCGCCGGCGGCGCAGGTAGAATTGACATGAACTCAGCCGGATTTGTTGCAACACCAACAGCAACAGTAGGAGCAATATCGTTTCAAGCAGACAGTGACGGTAACTTATTATACACAAATATTTTAGAAAAAAGAACAGGAAGTTCTTTGAATTCACCAAGAGAAACTGAAACATTAAGAGGTTCTATTAATACTAGATTTCCTACTAGAGAACCTTATCCAGATCACGAAACTAAAAAAATGGATAATCAGTCATAAAAAAAGGTGACCTAAATCTTAAGCCACCTTTTTTAGTTACTTGAATACTATTTGATTGATAGATTCACAGCACTCGGACCTTTTGGTCCATCTTGTGTTTCAAATGTTACTGTATCACCTTCGTTTAACGAGTTTAAGCCTGCGGCTTCTACTGCTGAAATGTGTACAAAAACATCTTTATCTTCACAGGCAATAAATCCAAAGCCTTTTGCGGCGTTGAACCATTTTACTGTTCCTTGATTACTCATGTGTTTTTCCTTGTGTTCGTGTTTATATTTGAGGAAGTTTGTATCTAATATTAGGGCGGGAGGTTTGTTAGTTCTACTGCGTCTTGTTCTTATTACTGTCTTATCTCATATCTATTTATTCATAAAAAAAGACACTTCATTACAACGTGCCTTTTTCATAATATAGTAAAATAGGTAGGACTTGGTTACACCTACAAGCACGTACCGGAATACCATTCTAATACGTACAACCTAACCCCGCTAGTGACTGCGATGTGAGCCTGCCTATTTCTAGTACAAACCCTGGGTACTACCCCTGGCTAGTCAAGTTCGGCCCCTCTGGTAAAGGCCTCTTCCTTGCACTATAAACAAAAGTTAATTATGCTTTTGTTACTATGTTATTACTATAACAAACAATAGCTGTTTTGTCAACCTTTTATTTTTAGATTTCTTCAAAACTATTTTTTCTATCTAAAAATTTATAATCTGTCATTATAGGATCAAGTATTTTGATGTGATCAAAAACAACAGTTGGATCAAACTCACTACAACTATAAACATCTAACTGTAAAAGAGCCGGCCATGATTCGTCCCAGATGTGTAAAGCAATATGGCTAGTCTCAATAATTGCAAACGCTGTCATACCTTGATTTCCATCAACTTTACAATAGATTGCAACCGGCCCATACATGCACTTCATATTAATTTTTTTAATTAGTTCATTAATAAAGTTAATTGCCACCTCTTCATCAAACAGCGGTTTTTGAATTTCTGCTCTCACAACAAGGTGTTTGTGCTCTATGCTCATATACTACTATTTACTGTTAATCATAAAAAAAGGCGACAAGTTGCCGCCTTTTCTATCAAAGATCTTTGAGGTCTTTTTTTAGATTATTTAGACTTATAAATGTGATATAAAATCCAAACAGCTACCAAGCCTAGTAATCCTTGATCACTAAATCCTGATATAATTGCTTGTACATTTCCAATTACAGAAATGTTTGGCCAAAAAGGAATACCTTGGCCGCCGAATAACACTTCAAGTACAATACCTAGTGCTATTACAGAAACACCCACATCTGCTAGTGCCGATGCCCATGTTTTTATTTTGTTAATAATATCCATATTAAGGACCTCCTAACTTTTGTTTGTAATATATTATTATAAAACTTTGTACAAAGTCAAATAAAAATTTTACCATAATATTTAAAATTGTGAATAATTGAGTTAACTAATATGTTAACTTTCCATAAAAAAAGGGCGATATTTTGCAATACCGCCCAAGTTTTAGTCATTTGTTATTATAGTTATAAACTATTACATTTGAACTTTTTTATTATTATGCATTTGCATTGATTACAGTTTTACCTGAATCAGCAAGTAAGTCAATTACAGAGTTTTTAATTGATTTAGCAACTTCGTAGTTACCAGTACCAATTACTCTTACATTGAAATCATAACCTTTTGACACTAGATCAGTTGTTGGTGTTGATCTTTTCATTGCCAAATTTTTATGTTTGATAACACCACCATTGACGTTACCTGAGTTATCTAGAGCATTTTTAGCCTCATCAAGGAAAACGCCAACTTTGTTGGTTACTCTTCCTTTAGAGAATTCTCTAGTGTATACTACATACTGTTTAGTTCTAGCCATTTGTGTATCTCCTTCAAATAGGTTTTTTATTAAGTTAAACATATCTATATATTATACTAGAATGTGCTGTTTGTCAACAACTATTTTATCCACTTTTTGGATTTTCTACTTTGATACCAGCATTTTTAAATATGAGTTCTGGAAAACGCATGATTTCGTCTTTGATTTCATACATCTTTAAAGAAACATCATGGTCGTCATACCATAATTCGTCTGAAAGTTTTTTGTTATACACATCTGTGATGACATCCAATAAACGAACAGCTTGTTCTTTTTCCATATACCACCATTCTTTGCCATTGGCAAAGTTTTTTAAATTTGCTGACATATTGTTATAATATATGATCTGCTATCTTTAAGTCAACCAGTTGTTTTGCCGTAAAGTATTGATCAGAAGGATTATTAAACTTTTTACGTACTTCTGATAGAGGAAATCCAGTTGCATCTCTTAGAATTTGCATTGATCGTTGTTCACAGTTCACGTTTTCTTTCATCTGTGATCTCATATCATGCATTTTAGATTCCATTGCATCTGAATGTTGATGATTCATAATACCAGTATTTTTACCAATGTATCTTTCGCCGTGCTTTCCACTAGCAAAAATTAAAAAACCTGCACTCATAACAGCACCAATTCCTATTGTGGATATGTGATGATAGCTGTTACGCATCATATCAATTAATCCAAAAGTTTCATATAAGTCCCCACCAACGGTGTTCACATATAATTTTAGAGTTCTTTTAGGTTTCTTGTTTAGGTTACAAGCAATAATCCATTTTATAGCTTTGCCAATATTTTCTTCAGTTAATTCTCCATTCAGATAATGTATATCTTCATTGTTAAGCAAAACGTCAACTCTATCTTCAGCAGTAAATTGGTCGTATTTTTTCATTGGTTAAATAGTATATGTTAATATGTAACTTATTTATAAAAAGATGTCAAGCATAATTAAGTTAGCAGTTAATCAAAGCAATAAATATTATTAAGGATAAGGAAATGGCATACTCAGGTTCAACACAAATGACTAATTCCACTGCAAATAGTAGTGAAGATTCGGGATTTAATCAGATCTATAAAGGGTTTTCAACGAGTGCCGGAAACAAGAGTAATATGCTATATGATATTGATGTAGTAAAACAAGATCTTATCAATCACTTTTATACCAGAAAAGGCGAAAGAGTTATGAATCCTGAATTTGGTTCAATTGTGTGGGATCTATTATATGAACCACTTGATGAAAGTGCAGAAGAAGATTTAATTGAGGATTGTAGTAGAATTGTAAATGAAGATCCAAGATGTGAATTACTAGACATTCGTTTAGATTCGTTGGGCAACGGTATAAGAATTGATATCAGTATTAACGTTTTGCCATTTAATAAACAAGCAGTAATGCAATTGGATTTTGAAAGAGAAACATTATAATGAGTCAAATAGTAAGACAGAATAATTTATTTGCCGCAGAAGACTGGAAAACAGTTTACAGAACATTTTCACAAGCAAACTTTACAGCATATGATTATGATTCAATCAGATCAACAATGCTCAACTACATCTCAGTAAACTATCCTGAAGATTTTAATGATTATATTCAATCCAGTGAATTTATTGCTATTATTGATCTTGTTGCATATCTAGGCCAAAGTATTGCATTTAGAACAGATTTAAATTCAAGAGAAAACTTTTTAGATACTGCTGAAAGAAGAGACTCGATTATTCGATTAGCAAAACTAATTAATTACAGAACTAAAAGAAATGTTCCTGCTAGAGGTATTTTAAAAATTACAAAAATTTTAACTAGTGAACCATTGGAAGATTCTAATGGTAATGAGCTTTCAAACACATCAATATCTTGGAACGATTCTACAAATGCTGATTGGTATGATCAGTGGTTAACAATTTGTAATTCAATGTTTAATTCAACAAACCAGTTTGGCAATCCAACATCAAAAAAAGTTGTTGGTGGAGTACCGACAGAAATTTATAATGTTAACTCACAAACAGACACCAGTGTTGTTAAACCTATTTCTGTTAGCATCGACGGAGTGAATACTAAAATTGATATTGTAAAAGCATCAATTAATACTTCTAATTATTTAGAAGAAAGATCTCCAGACCAAACAGATGCATTTACTATAATATATAGAAACAACAACCAAGGTTTTGGATCAGTTGACACTGGGTTTTTTGTTTATTTTAAAGAAGGTGAATTAGAATACCAAGACCAATACTATAACGACCCAATACCAAACAGAGTTTTATCTGTTGATAAAACAAACATTAACGATTTAGATGTTTGGGTACAGAAAGTATCATCTGGCGGTGTCCCAATAGAAAAATGGAAAAAAGTTCCTTCGTTGTTTGGGCAAAACACCATCTACAATTCACTTGCATTGTCTGAAAGAAATATCTTTAACGTACAGTCTGAAAATAACGACAAAATAAAAGTATTGTTTGCAGATGGCAACTTTGGTAATGCACCCAAAGGAAATATTAGAGTTTGGTATAGACGAAGCAAAGGCAAAGGCCAAGTATTAAGAGCAAACAGAATTCAAAACAAAGAAGTTACATTGACTTATCTTAACAAAGAAGGTCAAGAGTATCAGGCTACACTAAGTTTAACATTAACATATACTGTTAACAATTCATCTGATACAGAAACAAATGCAAATATTAAAAATAATGCACCGGTGGCATTCTATACACAAGATCGTATGGTAAATGCAGAAGACTATGCAATTTTTCCATTAACACAATCGCAAACAATACAAAAAATCAAAACAATTAATAGAACACACATAGGTCATTCAAGATATCTTGACACAAATGACCCTACTGGTACTGTTAAAAATGTAAATGTTTTTGGCGAAGATGGAATCTTGTATAAGAATCCAAACTTTACATTGGCTACTGAAGAAATAACTGGAATTATATCAGATAATTCTAGTTATAGTTACATTATTAATAGTGTGCTTGAACCTTTATTAAAAAAACCACAGTTAAAGAATTTTTATTTTGATACTTACAAAAAAGCAGTTGAAACTGATCATGATTCAGATCAATTTGAAATGGATCAAGTATCAGTGAACCAAGTTGCGTGGCAACCTTATCCAGTTTCAGGATCAAGCAACGTTGGATTTTTCTATATTGGTAACGCACCGGTGTTAGCAACTGGTAGACCAAATTCAGCACAATTAATTACAGTATTCAATAATCCATACAGTTCAAATGAAAAACTTGCATTTATTAGACCTGGTGCTAAGTTAGAATTTGTTGACAGTTATTCCAACCCTACTACAATCAAATGGGCCACTGTTGTTTCTGTTACTAATGATGGTACAATTTTATCATCAGAAACTACAGGATCAATCACACTTGATCAAGAAATAACAGCTGGCCTAAAAGTTAGAAAAATCTTGCCAGCTTTTAGGACAACATTGTCAACTGATGAAAAAGCATTAATACAAGCACAAATGGAAGCAGGATTAGATTTTGGTATAGGATATCATTACAGAGATTTATCAACAACAGCAAATAAATGGTATGTAATTGGTGAAGACTTTGTTGATACCTCAGCAGATTTTACAGTAAAATATAATCAGTCACACGGCGGATACAGTTCATTAGGTGAAGATGCTTCTTGGTTAATAAGAGCTTCATACATACCTGCATCTGATACTGCTAGTTCACCAAAATATGTTTTTACAGTTAGAGGACTAGAATATGTTTTTGAAAGTGACAACGAAGTTAGATTTTTCTATGTAGACAAATATAAAAATATTAGTACACAAACAGGAAAAGCAATCAAAGACACAATCAAAATACTTGATATAAACAAAGATGTAGACGTATTATCAAACCCAGCAAGTACAACAAAATTAACAAACCCAGTAACATTTGAATTGTCCGAAGAATTTGTTGAGCAAGACGGATATGTTGATACTAAAAAAGTTAAAATTGCAAACTATGATTCAGACGATGACGGAATGCCAGACAATCCAATTGGTCATGAACTTTTAATTAACGATACTAATTTTGTATTCTTTAATAGTTACAGCGATTACAATGGTTATACATATTACAAGATTAACAAAGAGGTCTCTCAAGTTGATGTATTAACCGGAGCGGGTCTTGAATTTTTAACAACTGATCAACAGTTTTATTTGAATAATACTAAACTTAACAACGGAACGTCATCCCAATATACAAAAAGATATGGTGTTTCTGGTAATACAATTTATAAAGCGTATACTGGAAGAACAGCAACAACATCAGAGCCGTTCTATTTTCAGTATAAGCATTCAGCACCAAGAACACAAAGAGTTGATCCTAGCGTATCTAACATTATTGAAATGATTGTTTTACAAACATCATATTATACAAATATACAGAACTGGTTTGCCGCAAATAAAACTGCCGCAGAATTACCTGTTCAACCAACTGCAACAGAGTTAAAAGAATCACTAGCAGAACTTGAAAAATATAAAACAATAGGAGATCAAATAGTTTATTCTCCAGCTAAATTTAAATTGTTGTTTGGTAAAACTGCTAATGTGGCTAACCAAGCTACATTTAAAGTAGTTAAAATACCAGGTGCAACATTTACAGATAATCAAATTAAAACAGGTGTTGTTAATGCAATCAACGATTACTTTAATATTGCAAACTGGGATTTTGGAGACACATTCTTTTTTACAGAATTATCAGCGTACATTCACAATCAACTGTCGTCGCAAATTTCATCTGTTGTAATTGTGCCCAATGACAGTGAATCAAAATTTGGTAATCTTTTTCAAATTAGAGCAGAACCAAATGAACTTTTCTTTTCAACGGCATCTGTTGAGGATGTTGAAATTGTAGTAGGTTTAACTGGAAACAATTTAAACCCTTCGATGACAGACACTGGGAGTTACTAATAAATGGCTAAGGTAAGTTCAAAGTTACCAGAGTTTTTACAGAATCCAAAACTGAAAAACTTTTTTGATGGCACAGTAGAACAAGCATTTTCAAAAGCTGATAATGAAAAAGTTACTGAATGGATTGGTAGAAAATACGGCACATATTATAATCCTTTCAAAGATAATTACAAGCCCGAAGATAACAGCTTAAGAAAGAATTATCAATTAGAAACCACAGCCGCATTAAAAAATCCTGACAATCTACTAACGTCAGATTCTATATTTTTTAACGAAGCTCTTGATTACATAGTAAATGAAAATGGAAAAATTAATAATCAAAATAGATTGTTTGGTCAAGAATATTATACATATTCTCCACCTATTGATTATGATAAATTTTTAAATTACGAAAACTATTATTGGTATCCAAGTTTAGATACTGGTGTTCCGAGTGTTGTTGTTTCAGGAACTACTGAAACATTTACAGCAACAAACAAACAAGATTTCACATTAGAATATCCTATATCAAGTAACGATGAAGTAAAAGTCAACGGAACACTGATTTCAACATATACGTCAACCGGATTAAATTTAACTATAAGTAGTCCAACTTTATCCGCAGGCGATAACATTTCTGTATTACATAAAATTGATCCAGATGATATCATTGGTTTAAAAATTTATACATCACCAAATGGAATTACGTTCACATCAGGTTTATTAATTGAGTTTTCATCAAACTATCTTTCAAATTCAAGTTATGCAAACAAAAGATATTTTGTTGAAGGTGTTAATAGCAAAAATGGTATTGAATTTGTTGAAACCAGTGACGAAACTGAATTATTTTTAGATGAAGAGTTTCTTCCATGGGATCCAGCAGAAGATCAAGGAACAACATCAACAACAGATGGATTTGATTCAAATAGATGGGATACTGTTCCTTCAATTCAAAATCCTGACTATATTACAATTGAAAGAGGTTGTACTGACAAAAATCCATGGTCTCGAACTAACGGTTGGGTACACAAAGATGTTATTACGGCATATAAAAACTTTCAAGAAGAAGTAACCGTATATCATCCTTTTGATAGTGTTACAAGTTCTATCAGTGGTTGGGACGATGGTTACTGGGATAGCACAACTGAATTTCAACCTTCAATATTTCAATTAGATATTAGCAGAAAAGGTAGAAGACCTATTATCGAATTCAAAAAAGATATAAAACTTTATAACTACGGAGAAAAACACACACAAACAGTTGACGTGTTGTCTATAGAAGACACAATTGATGATATAACAGGAGAAGCAAGTTATAGAATTGATGATATTGAATTACGCGATGGTATGAAAATATTGTTTATTAATTCAAACTTTGAAACAACACTAACACCATGGGATGGTGATAGTTATCCATGGGACCATGACAGTGATAATAATCCTTTAACGCCAGTTGAAGATGATGGCGACATTACAACAACGTCAGGACTAACAGGCGGTGACGTTGGTTGGGATATCACTGGTACCGACTTTGATGATTCAAGTTCAATATGGCAAGTGTCAGGAGTAGGCTCATCTATAACACTTACAAAAGTACCCGGCGTTACTATTGATGATTATAGTTTAGTGACTATTAGACTTGGTGCAGTGAACGCCGGCAGAGAATACTACTGGACAGGATATGCATGGCAAGTATCACAACAGAAAACTTCTTTAAATCAATCACCATTGTTTGCATTATATGATAGTAACGGCAAGTCATTAGACGATTCAATTACATATCCATTATCAACTTTTGTTGGTAATAAAATATTTGGCTATAAAATAGGCACAGGCGCCACTGATTCTGTATTAGGATTTGCACCTTATTATGTAGGATATAATTCGGTTAGTAACTACCAATTTGAAAACTTTTTAAACACTGATTCTAGTATAAATGGATTCAAGTATTATAAACAATTTGATTATAAAAATATTTTAAAAGATACAATTGAATATGATCTAGTAATTAATCCAGACTATACATCTTCTGCTAACAAAGTTTATATAGAAAATATAAAACAGCAAACATTAAATTTACAAAGAGGAAATTCTTATAAATTATTATTAAATGACAGTTCGTTTAGTTCAAACGGGTTTTCAAAAACATATCATCCTGTATTGATAAGTTTAACAGACGACGGAGTACACAACTCGGGCACAGTTTATAATACCGGTGTAAAATATTATCTTGATAATGTTGAAGTAACAGAAACGGTTTTTAAATCTAGTTCTTTTAACACAGCCAAAAAAAGATACATCGAAATTAATCCTACAGCATCAACTCCTGACACATTATATTATTTCTGTAATACACATCCTGGCATGGGAGGAAAAATAAGTTTATTAGATAATCCTTATTCTACTATTGCTGAAAAAACAGAAACAAATTATTTTAACGAATGGAGATCAGTTGAAACAAAATCAAAACAAAAATTAATTCAAGAATTTGAAACTGACGAATATTCTATCAAAAATAATTTTAAACTTGATACTATTGTAGCAAGTGATCAGTCCGTGCAAGTATATGTTAACAACAAACTGGTATCAAACTATACAATTAATTTTGGGCAGTTTATTAAATTTAATAGTGATTTAGAAAATCATCAACATATTTTAATAAAGTATGATACAAATGATGTTGATACAATACTAACATCAGCCTATTACGAAGTGCCAAAAAACTTGTCTAATAACTCACAAAACAAAGATGTAGTTAGTTACAGTTATAGTAATTTCTTAGATCATTTTGCTTCTGGTATACAAAATCAGCATAATCTTGTAGGACTTGCACTAGGTAATAACACATATCGAGACACTAGAAAAGATTTAAATTTATCTACTGAAATTTTACAACACAATGCACCGTTACTAAAATTTATGACCCATGTCAACAGCGATGACAGAAATATTGTCAAGTCTGTTAGATATGCACAAAGCGAATATGTAAGATTCAAAAATAAATTTCTTCAGACATTAGAAGCAGTTGATAGAGAAAACGACACTGGAACATGGTCCGGTAAACAGCTTGTTGATGCCACACTAAAGAAAATGAATACCAATAAAAAACTAATCAACAATTGGTCATATAGTTTAATGCTGTCATATGGCGAAACAGGAAAACGTACCACAATTACTATTGATTCTACAAATAAAACATGGAACAATGATACATCAGCTGTAACGCAGAACTATCAAGAAATTTTAAATCTTGTAGGTGCACCTGGATTAGAGTTAGATGTTAGTTATAATCCATTAACTGATAAAGACATTAAATCTTTATATGTTTACAAGAATAATGTAATTCAATTAATGAATGTTGATTATGTTATAGATAATTCTGCTGGTACAAAAATTGTGTTTATTGGTGCCAATAAACCTGTTATAGGAGATAAAATTCAAGTTGATTATTTTGATGTAAAACAACCTGCTTGGATTCCAGCAACACCATCAAAATTAGGAATAAGTCAAGTGTTTATTCCACAAGAAATATCTGATACATCATATTCTGCAGGATCGCAAACATTTATTCAAGGACATGATGGTTCATTGACTTTAAAATACAACAACTTTAAAGATACAGCATTGTTAGAGTTAGAAAAAAGAATTTATAACGACATTGAAGTTAAATTTATTGATCCAGATTATGTTCCTTTATTATCTTACGATCATGTCTTTGGAAATTATTTTAATAAAAAAGATTACAATTACGAAGAATTTGTTCAAGCAATTCGATCACATGCGTATGATTGGGGTGTAAAAAATGAAGTAGAAATGAGATTAAACAAAACGTATGATTCAACTGATTGGAAAACATGGAATTATTCTTCTGTAAAAAATATTTCAAACGATCCTACTCCGGGACATTGGAGAGGTATATTTAAAAAGTTTTACGGTACGCACAGACCACATTCACACCCATGGGAAATGTTAGGATTTAGCATTAAACCAAACTGGTGGGATGACACATATTCATGGACTGATGTTGATAAAAGAAATAGTTTAATTAATGATATTGAACAAGGTATTATCAAACTTGGTAGTCGAAGAAATAATTTAAAAAATGAGTATGCTGATAAATCTAATGTTTATAGACACGATGGGTTTACTAATTATGTTCCTGTTGATTTGCAAGGACAATTAAGAAGTCCAAAGGATATTGGATTGATTTCGGTTAATCCTGTTTCAACAGAAGCTAAAAAAGACTGGAAGCTAGGAGATCTATCACCAGCTGAATTGGCTTTTGTTATTGACAGTTCTTATGCGTTTGCTATGATGAATGTGATGCTTGTAAGCAAACCAGCTGAATTTTGTGAAACAATGTTTGACACACTAAATGTTGATTTTGCTAACATAAACAAAAAACAAAAATTTTCAAAATTAACAAATAAAAGGTTAAACAACAATGTATATGTTCATAGAGAAATATCTACAGATAGCAAAGTAGTAGTTGGTTACGGATACAATCAATATGTTTCTGAAAGATTAATATCACAGACTAAAAATGTTTTAAATTTATATGGTGGTATTATTAGAAATGTAAATCCACAGTTGGGTATTAAACAAGCATCTTATATAGATTTTGATTCATACAGAGTACAAGCAGAATCATATTCACCAACATCGTCAACTTCAAGTATTTTCTTACCAGACAACAACGTGACAACATTTGTACACACTAGCGAAGCTGTTGGTAAAACTGCATATTCTGGTGTTATCATTGAAAAAACAAGCAACGGTTATAAAGTGCATGGATACGATGCAGGTGCAAACTACTTTAATGTAACAGAAAGTGATATGAATGGGTTAAAAGCACCAGTTGTAGTTGGAGCAAAGCCAATTAATGTTCCAGCATATACCCCAGGTAATAGTTTAGCATCAGGGGATTATATCAAGTACGAAGGACAAATTTATAAAGCAGTTAAAGATCATACAACCGGTGATAAATTTACACCAAGCAATTATCAATCTGTTGCAGAAGCGCCAACAGAGGGTGGAAGAAAAGTTACATATTATAGAAACGTTGTTAACGATTCAATTAAAACAATTGAATACGGAACTGAGTTTACATCAGAACAAGAAGTATTTGATTTTATGATTAACTGGGGAAGATACTTAGAAAATCAAGGTTGGATATTTGATGTACAAAATAACAGAATTAGAGAAACATATGACTGGCTATACTCTGCAAAAGAATTTTTATTTTGGAGTTTAGGTGAGTGGGCAGATGGCTCAGTACTGACATTATCACCTCTTGCATCTGAAGTTTCTTTTGAACCTAAAAAAGGTATTGTTGCTAATGTTGAAGATATTATCGGTAATAGCTATGCTATTCTTAATAGATCGGGTATGCCAATTGATGCCGCAACTACAACAGTGATTAGAGATGGTAGAAAAGTAACTATTACAGAAGACAACAATGATCCAATTTACTTTGTTAATTTGTTTACTAGAGAAATTGAACATGTTACTGTTTTTGACAATACTACATCATTTGGAGATGTGATTTACGAACCGGTACTTGCAATTAGACAACCAAGATTAAAACAAACAGTTTTAAGATCAACAGGCTGGCTTGGTAAGTTAGAAGCAAACGGTCATTTAATTACTACAAGCGGTATTGTCAGTAACTTTGACACATCAGCAAAAGATATTCAAACATATCTTGATGTTGATTCAACTACAAACAATGATGAACTTAATAAAGCTGGGTTACACACAATTGGCTATCAGTCTAGAGATCACTTAGATAACTTAGAAATCATTGATGAAAATCAAGTTAGATTTTATCAAGGTTTTGTTAAACAAAAAGGTAGTAAAAATGCAATTGATAGATTGTTAAGAAGCAACACAGTTCTAGACAATCAAGATATTAATATCTATGAATATTATGCTATTAAACTTTCAGACTTTGGCGGTAACGATATTAATCAATCAATTGAAGTAAAACTTAGCGATGAAGAAATTAAAACCAATCCGCAAATAATCCAATTCTTACCTAAAAAAGATGATGTGGTTACAACTGATATAAAGACCGATAACATTATTACAATAGATGTTGATGATAATACAAGATGGGTTAAAAAACCAAATGGCAATAAAAACTCTGAAGAACTTTTTGCAACAAGACCAGAGTCATTTGAAATGCCAACTGCTGGGTATGTACATTATAAAGATGTTAATGCAAGAGTGTTTACAAAAACAGACTTAGACAGTTATTATAAAAATAATCATTCATCAGGAAGTATAAACGAAGGACATTTAGTATGGGTAGCAAAAGATAATTCAACAGAGTGGAATGTTTATAGATTCACAGAAGTCTCACAGGCCATTGAATCAGTAACTTCAACAGAACCGTTTACTGTTACATTATCAGAACCAACAAAATTATTAACAATACACGGTGATTCAACAAATTTAATTTTAGAAAAATCAAATATAGCCGATCAGAGTATCACAGCTGATACATACGGTGATAAAACACTGACACTAAATTTAGCAGATCAGTCAGTGAGTAAAACATTTGAATTTGCAAATGTTGGTGGTTCGGGTGCAGATATTGTTGCTGGCAATGTTGCAGATCAAGTACTTGAAATGATAGTAACTACAGCAGGCTCAGGATATTCAGTTGGAGACAGCGTTGAAGTTTCTGGATCAGGTGGATCATCTGCAACAGGTAATGTTACTGCAATTGATATGTCGGGTGGTATAACAAACATTGCCGTTATATCGGGTGGCGCAAACTTCTTTGGCGAACCTGGCGATATATCAATTAAAACAGCCGGTGTTGATTCTGCCGGAGTAGGTGCTGTTATTAGATTTAAAGGTAATAATCCTACGTATCAAATTAACACAACTTTATCTAGCTCAGCCACACCGTTTACAAAAGGAGAAACAATCACAGGTAGTGTTAGTGGAGTTTCTGCAACTATTATAAATGTGTACACAGACGGAACAACTACAATTTTACATATTAACGGACATACTGCAACACCGGTTGCAACTGATGTGTTTACAGGCGGTACATCTGGCGCAGTATCAACAGGAACAAACACAATCACAGCAAGAAGCTTGGCATCTTATGGCGACTCAACATTTGGTGCATTACTTGATTTAGAAATTAACAATGGCGGCACAGGATATCAAAGTCCAAGTATTCATGTTTCAGGTACAACACCAGCACAAGGTATACTTGAACAGACTTCCGGTGTAATTGATAAAGCATATATAACTGACGGCGGTTCTGGATATAGATTACAATTTCCTGAAAAAGCAGATGTTGAAATCGCAATCAAAGATACAGTATTAAATGCAAACGTTGATTTTGTTGACAGTTTATTAAAATGTGATACAGTATCAAATGTTGTTGTTACAATTAATGAAGCATTTGACGGCACAGGTCCTACAATTAATTTAGGATCAACTGCAAATACTTCTTTACTAATTTCAACACAAAGTTTATCTGCAAATGCTACAGTAACTTCTTTTAATAGTAATATAACTGATAGATCAAACACAGCATTAAGATTGAGCTTTAGTGCCACAAATGCAACAACAGGTAATGCTACAGTTACAGTTAATTACAAAAAAGCATTATACAATATTTCAGAACTTGATGGAAGTGCTACTACTATAACAGCAAATGATTTATCAGGTGGTACACATGCTTTATATAAATGGAAAGATGTAAGACTTGCATCAAGAAACAACGGAGTTGATCAAAGCAACGTTGGTTCTAGTTTATCTACAACTGTAAATGATTTTGTATCAAATGTTTGTTCTGATGTAACGTTTATTGATGGAGACAAAATTTTCTTAGACAATGGCGGCAACAACAAATGGTATACAATGACTATGACCACAGATGCTTCTGTAAAAACAGCATACGACATTTTAGCAAGTAACAGCAACGTAGACTCAAGTATTACAATTGGTAGCAATTATTGGATTATTAATTCTGATGTTGATTATACAGCAACAACACCAAGCCAAACACTGTTTAATACTACAAAAAGAATGCAACACACTCAAGTAAATTCAGCACTGTTAAACAGATCAAGAATTTACAACAACTATGAAGGTGACAACGAAGTTGATTTAGAAGTGTTTGATCCAATTAAAAATATCTACCCGGGTGTTGCAATGAGAGAATTATCTTATATAAGAAAAACAAATCCTGCGGTGTTTAGTAATACAGCAAACAACTCTATTAAAACAGCAAATGATTTAGATGTATGGGGAGAAAATCAAGTAGGACAATTATGGTGGGATTTATCAACAGTAAGATACATTGAATATGAAAACTTTGATCAACAATATAGACTAAGACACTGGGGTTCGTTATTTCCAGGATCAACTATCGATGTGTATGAGTGGGTAAGCAGTACAAAAGCACCAAGCAGTTGGGGTTTAGACGGAACAGTTCAAAGTACAACTGATTATGTTGTTGAAACTGAAACTGACAAGCAAGGCATTGAGCATACAACTTATTACTTCTGGGTTAAAGCCAGAACTGAAATTCCTGCGAACCATCAACGAAATATTTCAGCATTGTCAGTACAAAGATTACTAAAAAATCCTACTTCTCAAGGATTAAGTTGGTACGCACCAGTATCAACATCAAGCATATTAGTTTCAAACATTGCAAGGTTTATTTCAACCGAAAATAGTGTTTTAAGAGTTAATTATAAAATCAAAGATCTTGATGTGCCAGTACACAAACAATGGTTATTGATAAAAGAAAACGATCCTAATGCTCTAGTTCCTACTAGTGTATGGAATAAATTCACAGATTCATTATCAGGCCAAGATGCATCCGGTCTTGCTGTTCCTGATACTACATTACATGAAAATATGAAGTATGGTAACACGGTTCGACCAAGACAAAGTTGGTTTAAAAATGTTCAAGAAGCAAGAAGAATATTTAGATACAAAGCTAATAACATTTTATCAAAAATTAATCTTGATCTTGAATATCCAAATTGGGATAGTAATATCAATACTGATACACTGTATGAAAAAGTTGACTTTTATTTAGATGGTTATAACAGTTCTTTAATTATCGATAGAATTGTTGACACAGCATCTGAAATTGACAAATCGGTTTTATCAAAAAATGAAGTTATTAAAGTAAACATTGATAACAATTCTAAATGGGCCATTTACATTTACGGCAACAGAGAAAGTATTTTATCAGGTAATATTGATGTGGCAACAGATACAACAGAACAAGCATCAACAGCCACAACAGGTGCATCAACCGGTAACATTTATTCTGCATCTTCACAGTCAACCCACTTAGATGATGAAGGCATAGATCCAGCTACATATGAACTTGTAAGAGTTGCTACACAAACTAGCACAATGGAATTAAAACAAAACTTCTATTCAAGTACAGCAAGTGCAATAGAAATTAGAGAAATTATGAGCACATTGTATAATACAATATTACCTGGATCATATAAACAATCACTAAGTGAATTAATGTTTGAATGTATTAACTATGTGTTCACTGAACAAACAAACATTGATTGGATTATCAAAACCAGTTATTTTGATGTTCTACAAAATGACAACAGTTTACAACAAAAAGTTTCGTATAAACCAGATACTTTTAATTTTGTAGAAAGTTATATCAATGAAGTTAAACCATATCATGGTAAACTGCTAAACTTCTTATCTAAGAAAACAACAGCAATTGAAGAAGCTAATGTTGACATGGATGAATATTCAATTAATATGAAAACCGATTTGGTATTTGATAGAGTTTCTAAAAACATTGAAGTATTAAGTTCCGGTACACCAGCTGAACAACTTGAAGCATTAAAAACCAGAACATCGTTAACAACTGTTCCTGATGCATCAGCTATTGACAGAGTAGCAAAATATTATTTTGGAGAACAATTGGCTTCGCTAATTACATCAAATCCTGATTCTGTTGATGCATTTATGAAACAATTACATAATATTGTTTCTCCATTTAACGACTTAGACCTTGACAGTACACCTTTCACAATCAATGAAGAAGGAAATACTATTGGTATTGACAAACACAGATTTGACAACGACATTGGTTGGGATTCAGATGTACAACAAACAATATACAGATCATTATTTCAAAGAAAAAATTCATGGCAACCGGGTACAGCATACACAACCACAATTAATACAAACAGTTCAGGTGTTATTACATCAAACAGTTATGTACAATACAATGACATATCGCATTTTGCAAACTGGAGTGTGTCAAACACGTATGCTGTTGACGATTTAGTTGTGTATGATGATAGACTTTATAAGTGTAATGTTGCACACAAAAATCTTGCAAGTGAAACTACTTTCCAAAACAGTAGATGGGATCTAATTGAAGATTATGTTTACTTCACAGCAAAAGATCACACATCATCAAGTAGTTTTGCTACAGATTATAATAATGGTAATTGGAG